AGGACATTAAAGGAATAAAACAAATAATGACAGAAACAGTTTAGCACATACGGTATGGAATTGCAAGTATCATATAGTTTTTGCACCGAAATATCGCAGGAAAGTATTTTTTGAAGAAAAAAGGCTTGGAATAAGAGAAATATTTAGAAAACTGTGCGAATGGAAAGGAATCGAAAAAATAGAGGGAGAGATATGCCCAGATCATATACATATATTGGTAAGTATACCGCCGAAGTATAGTGTATCGAGTGTGATGGGATATTTGAAAGGAAAGAGCAGTTTGATGATATTTCAGAAATGGGGAAACATAAAATTTGCATACAGAAACAGAGAGTTTTGGTGTAAAGGATTTTATGTAGACACAGTAGGGAAAAATACGAAGATGATAAAAGAATATATATCGAATCAATTAAAACGAGATAAAGAGTCTGATCAATTGAGTATTTTTGATCCGAGAGACCCGTTTACGGGTAGCGTGTAAAACAACGCACGACTGGCAGGTCAATAAAAGATGCACTTGTGCGTTGCTAAAAATATTAGGGTTATACCCGAAAAAGAAAAGCCACCCGCTATGCGGGTGGATATTTACTTTTCGATTGACAAAAGAATAAGATTTTGTTAAAATATAATTACCAAAACACAGGTGCCGATTGTTTCGGTGTGTTGATGGAGGTGATGTCTATGAAAGCCTTGCTTAAGGCTCTTATGATACTCTGTTTTGGAGTAGCCAAGCATAAATAAGTCGGCTCCCGAATGGCACCGCGGGTCACCTCCTGTGCGAATGAATCGAGCGTTGAATTTTTCAACGTTCTTTTATTTTGTTGATTTTGTAATTATCTTTTCGCATATAGAAAAACAAAGCACTCTCTTATACATAAAGTACTTTGTTTCTTCTTAATTTTTAGTTTTTAAAGTATATGATAAAGGCGAATCCGTCTCCTAAAGGAAACGGGTTCGCCTTTAACTTGTTTGGTGACCCCTAAGCCGCTCGTAGTGAACTTAGAATTTCACCTTAATTTAGTAAATTTAGTTTCTAAAAACTTTAAAATTAAGCACTTTTTATTGTCTTATTATGCTGAATGTGGAGTGTTTATAGGCATACAGTATCGAACTCGCGTCCGCTGAAAATGTCGCAATAAACATTCAGCCGAAGATGTTTCGCTGAAATTTTCAGTTTATTTCCCGACTGCAACGTTGAGAGAATGAAACGTAAGCGAGCGGCGATAGTGGTTTTCGGCGCGGGCGATAAAATCTCGCCTTTCGATAACGGTAAGAAGTATCGGAAACGGGCTGTTGAGCAGTTCCTGAAAATTGACTATCGACTTTACATAGTCGTTATCGATATTGATTTTGTAAATCATTTTGATAATGCCGTTGCGCCTTTCCTTTACTTCCTGACTTTCGAGTAAATCCCGAATTATCTTTGAAAGCCTTGATATGGTTTTAACGTTGTAAGGAGGAAACATTGCGATATTTCCGTCGATATTTTCTTTTTCATAAAGCCTGTCACCTTTTTCGACTTCGAGTTGACGAATGTTTCCCTCAATGATATTGTTGATACATTTGTCGCCTTCCGCCTGAGATTTTCGGTATTCTTCAATTTTGCTTTCAATTTCTCGGATTTTGGATAACAATTCGTCGGACTTTTTGTTGAGTTCGTCTGAAGCGTTAATATAACAGGTTTTTATGAGTTCGCATAAGCAGTCGTAATTCCTCGGCAGCAGCAAGCAATCGGAGAGCAGAGATAAAATGTAATCTTCCAGATACTCGGCATTGATTGCTTTTCCGTTACAGCCACTTTTCTTATGGTTACAAATATATATCGGAATTCTTTTCTTTTCCGTCCCTGACCAACTTGCGGTTATTGTTCCTTCGCATATACCGCAAATGCATAACCCCGATAAAAGGGCTGTCCTTTTGGGCGAACGTAAACCGTCCGACTGTATTTTCCTTGCGTCCAGCATTGACTGAACCTTATTAAACAAATCATAACTGACGATTTGCGGCATACCGTGGGGAATACGGATTATTTCGCTTGACGGTCGTTCTTTATGACTGTTATATGGCTCGTTTCTTGCTCTGTATGCTCCCTTGTTGAAAATATACTCGCCTGTATATTCTCTGTTGCGTAAAATATCGTGCAAATGATTAGAGTATAATTTGCCGTTTGCTCGGCGATAACCATTCGAGTTCAGATAGTTTGCGATTGAAGTGTAACCATACCCGTCGGCTGCCATTTCAAACATAATTTTTACGGCTTTTGCCTCTTCTTCTACAAGAACGTATCTTTTGTCTTTTTTTGCATAACCGATGGGTGGCATTCCGCTATGTGCTTTTCCTTCTCGGGCGTTTGCCATAACGCCCGCCTTTGCTTCTCGCGCTAATTTTTTAGAGTACATTTCGGCGATACCGAGGCTGATGAGTTCAAAAAACTCGCCTTCTGGGGAATCATCGAACTCTTCGATTGCGCTTATGATTTTTATTCCGTATTTCTTGAAATACTTTTTATAATATCTTGCATCGTCAACGTTTCTTGCCCACCTGTCCATTCTGTGAACGATGATATACTGAAAATCTTTCAGTTGAACGTCGCTGACCATTTTTTGAAAATTTATTCTGTTTGCCGATGTTCCCGTTTGTGCCTCGTCGATATACTCCCGAACAATCTGAACGTTATGTCTTTGACAAAACTGTTTGATTGCCGCAAGCTGAACAACGATACTCGATTCCTGCTGTTTGTCCGAAGAATAACGTGCATAGGCAACGGCTGAAATTACAGGCATATAAAACTCCTTTTATTATGATAAGAATACGAGGATAAGGTTTGTATTCTTTCATAATGATAATATACGTCTGTAAATGTAATTTTCCAAATGTCGGTCTATAAGTCGATAAATAAGCAAAACGAGCAGTCATCAGACCGCTCGTCGTGCTTTAAATATTGAATGAAATATTTATATCTCCCGATGTTTCGTCAAACTCGATTTTCTTTATGAAAAATCGGACAAATCGTCGGCTTTCCTCAATAGTCGGGAAAAGTTCGTTGATAGTCAGCATATCCGCAAAGTTACTTGTTTTCAATGTTTCTATAGATAAAACCTTGTTTTCCGCCTGGTCGATATTTTCCTGTAATGCCTTTTGCTTTGCCGTTTCCGATTCGATGCTCGCTTCATATCTTGAAATCAAGGTCGGATTGCTGCTTTTTGAAATTCTGTCAATCAAGTTGCCTATTTTAAGGTCGATATCTTTTTTGTTCCTGCTCATTATGGAAATCTTTTCTTTGATTTCCTTTTCTATATCGGTTATAACGTTATCTTTAAGCGGGGATTGTAAGAGATAATCGTTCACGCTTTCGGTTATAATCGACTTCACCGCCGTTTCGAGATAATCTGCGTTTATTGGTTTTGTAGCGCAGAGTTTGCCGATTTTTTGCGCGATGATTAGGGCATACGTAGGTTCTGTATTTTTGCCTACTTCGTCCGCCTGTCTGAGAAACGCCGCTCATTGACGAACCACACTGCTTACAGAATATAAGTCCCGTAAGGATGAAAGGACTGTTCAAGTTTGAAACGGGCATAGTTTCTCGCTGTTTCAATATCTTTTGAACTTTGTCGAATTTCTTTCGGTCGATTATAGGCGGAATTGCCGTTTCGTTTCTGACTTCATCGAAATTTTCGATTAAAACCCTGTTTTTCTTCTTTTTGCCATCCTTGCGGTTATAAACGTAAATCCCGCAATATTTCTCGTTTTTGAGCATTGCATTTAAGGTTGTATAACTGAATTGTTGTCCGTTTCGGGTTGTATAACCGAGTCTGTTTAATTCCGTTATAACCTGGCTATAACTTTCGCCTTTGGATATTTTATCGAAAATCACTCGTATCGCTGGGGCTTCATCTTCGTTGATATAGTATCTTTTGTCGATTGTTGTATAACCGTATGGAGCAACGCCGCCTGCGGATAACCCGTTTTTAACGTTGTTCATTTCGACGCGCATTGTATCGCTCGCGATAAGTCGAACGATATATTGATTTTGTAGCATTAAAATGCCGCGGGTAAACTCATCGACAGGTGTTTCGGGGTTTTTCATATCTCCCGCGATAACAAAACAGCCGTAGGAGTTGAGCAGTTTTATTGCCGTTTCGCCGTTGGCATAGTTTCGGTTCAACCTGTCGAGTTTCATAACGACGATAACGTCTACACCGCCGCTTTTTGCAAGATTGAGCATTTTTTGATACTCGGTTCGATCGGTAAACATTCCGCTCACGTCGTCTTCCTGATATACGATATATTCCTGCAAAAACGGGTAATCATTCAGAAATTCACGACAATTTGCAATTTGAGTTTCAAGCGAGGTGTCACGTTCGTCGGGCGCGCTTTTTCTGGCGTATATAGATACTCGGAGTTTATCGGTTCCGATATTTTGCTTTATGCTGTTCAGTCATTTTGTTAAGTATTTCAAGTTCGGATTGTTCAAGTTTTCTCATTTTTCTCTCCTTTATCAATGGCTATTTTACTTGCTATGGTTTCGGATATGTATTTGTCTATATCTTCCTTAGTGCTTAAAGTATCTAAAGGGAAAACGGGGGTTTGAAGCCCGTTTCCCTTGGTTTTCATCAAGTCTTTTTTGTTGATTTTCATATATTATACAGCCTTTGACTTAGTATGTTGCCGCAGTTCTGACATCGGGCTTTCCCTTGGGTACAAGTTTTATGGCTTCATAATCTGTACCGAGTTTGTCGATTGCTATAATTGTAATTCCGAGTTCATATACATCTATAATCGGTAGGTTCGTGTTTTCATAAACATACCTTATACCGTTATCTTCAATCAAAAAGTATTGCATTTCATAGATATCGTCAGCCGTGTCGTTTACCTGAAAGAATTTTCCTCTTGTCATTTCTAAAATTTTAGCTACATATTGTGGTTGAATTGAAATCATATCAAATTTTTCGTATATATCATTTAATGTCATAAATTTTCTTCTCCTTAATCATTAAATATTTTCTCTATTTCTTCTTCATCGTTGACAGTGTAATTACTGACGGGGGCGGGCTGTTTCGGCATAGGATTAGACTTTGCCTGTTCTATTTCTTCCAATTCGTCAAAATATGAATCGCGCTTTATTCCTTCGGGGAATATAAAACAATCGCAACGTCTGACAGCACCGTTTAATTTGGATTTAACCGAGTTGTGGTCGCCGTCGCATTTCGTAATTCCGCGCTCTTTCCAACGCTTTTTTACAGCCGCCGTTTCGTTTATTCCGTTGTCAATCAGCAATTTTTGAGTGGTTTCCGTGGGAATGTAAACGTTCCACGAACCGTCTTTCTTCATTCGGATTGTTCCGAGATTCGTTCCGTTCGGGAAATGGTCGGGAGAATCGGCGTTCATACCGTCGATGAAGAAGTTTTTTTTATTTCTCTGTATGTAATTTATTATTACGTTTTGAGCCTTAACTGCAATGTCTCGCTCCTGAACGCTGTTTTGTTCGGGTTCGAGAAGCAGTCGGATAAGTTCGTCGGCATTTAAGGCAATGCCGAAAAACTCGTCCATTAACGTAATGGTCAAGTGAATTATTGCGTATTTGCTCGCCAGCCTGTCCGTCAGATTGTCGCGTTTAAGCATTAAGCTGTCAACCGTCTTTTGGGACTTTTCATAAATACTATACAATGAATCAATCGATAAACTCTGAACGTACTCAGCAAACTCTTTGCCCATGAAACCGTAATTCTGTAATACGATTCGTTTTATATGTTCCGCCGCTTCGGCACTCGGTGTCCAGGTTATGCCCTGCGTTTGAATGACTCGAACCTGTAAACCCTGATTTTGCCTTTTTGCGTCCTGTATAGGCGTTTCGCTGGAAATGACAACCAAGCCGCTCCAACCCGAACCGTCGCTGCGGATTTTACCGTCTGAAGTACAACGGCTTTTTTCTTCGCCACTTGCAATGGTGTAAATGAGATTGGCAAGGTCGATATACGGGGCGGTTGTTACGTCGTCTAAAACGATAGGCAAACCGTTAATTCCGCTCATTCCCGCGTATAATGCGTTTGTTGTTGATGAGAACGTTTTAATTAAACTGTCTTTATTTGAAATTCTGGGGCAGGCAAACGGACTTACCAATAATTGTTCCGCTGTGGTTTTGCCTGTGCTTGAAGCCCCGCAAAGATTAACAATAATTACTCCCGTATCGGAAATGTCCTTTAATCGTGAGGCAACGACGGCAGAATAGCCGATTGATAGTGCCAGACTCAAAGAAGGGACGGGATATATAAAATCATTTAAAAAATTAAGATATGTTTCCTTATCTCCCTTGCTGAAACTGAAATTCTGTCTGTCCGATACAGAACTGATTCCGTTAAAGTTTGATTTATCGTAAAGAAAAACGTCTTGCCCGTTATGCTTATACCAGCCGAGAGAAGAGTGTCGATATTCGATAGAGTTTCTTTTACGGCAATCGTTGTATAAATCTATCAGATAATCGGGCATATAATTTTCAAGCCAGAGCGGTAACAGTAACCTATGTTTTGCCAGTTCCGGCATTGTGGTTCTGAAACCGTATGCGCACGATATAGGGAAATTGAAACTAAAAAAATTGATATTGTGGTCGTTGACTTCGATTTCGATTAAGTCTTCAAACGACTGGTTATCCAAAGAACGGATTATCTTCGTTGCTTTGAATGCTGGGGCTATGTCGATAGAATCACCGACATTTGGATCTATACTGATAAAATCAGCGTATCCGTTTCTTAAAATTAAATTTTAAGGGCATTGAGCCTCCTATGTATTTACCTCGATTTTTTTGAGGCGAAGCCATAGTATATCACTCTGATTTTGCTTTGTCAATAGGTTTCTGGAAAAAATTTTAGTTTTTTATGTTATATTACAATAGACGTGTTAAATGAAGCGGAAAACAGTCCACTTCACTTGATACGTTATTTTTATGGTGGCGACCGATACGCAAAGGAGTAAAACAAAATGGCAAAAGAAAATGTGAACGTGGCAGACGAATTGAAAGACGAAAGACAGAAATCGATTTTAACTCAGTCGGCAAAAGAAGCAGAAGCAGTGCAGGCGATTGCGGAAACGGACATAGACGAAGAAGCAACCACAGCAACCGAACCGAACGAACCACAATTACCGAAAATTTATGTAAAGCGCAAGCGTTACACCAACAAGACGGACGGTAAACAGTATTGGGAATACGTTACCTCTGCGATGATGCGCGGAAGTGTTTCCGAAGTGCATTTTAAGGCGAGCGACGTAGGCGGTTACGAAGCGTTGGAAAAACTTTTCGGCGACGATAATAAAGCCCTCGAATTAAGAGTCCGCGAAGAACGTCAGTATGACGAAAAGACGGGTTGGCGTAAGTATTACGTTTACGAAGTCGTATTCGTCGATGAAATCGGTTTCGAATGGCGTTACCCGTTAAAGACGGCACGCACAAGCGATAAAGCCGTAATGGAAAATTACATACGACTTTTGAAGTTCGAAGCGGAACAGTCGAAAGCAAAGGCATAAAAGGAATTATAGGCTGTTCTGTTCGGTCGAAACTCGGTCGGATAAGAACAGCCTTTGTTTTAAGAAAGGTAGCATATGATAGATTTTAAAGAAAAACGATTTGATTATAAATCAATCTGTAAAGAAGATGAAGAAATGTTAGAACTTCGTTCTGCGGATATTCTGAAAGACCTTGAAAACGAAAAAACGAATTTCTTTTACCTTGGTGTGCATTTAATCGACTTATATAATTCGGGCGCGTATCGCGTATATGCAAAAGGGATAACGTGCGAACAAATGCGAATCGATTATAACCTGCCTATCGGCGCTGGAAATCTGTGTTCCGAATATTTCTTCGCTTACTGTGAAAACAAATTCGCGTTGGAAAAATCGCAGATTAGTCGACTGATGAATATCGCCGACGAGTTCGGGAACAAAGCGCGCGGGTTTAAAGCACAATGGAAAGACTTTAAATATTCGCAATTATGCGAGTTGCTTCCGTTGACCGAAGAACAGCGCAAAGCGGTAAAACCCGAATGGTCGATAAAGAAAATCCGCGAATACAAGAAAACGCTTGTTGCGACGTCGCAACAGGAAGAAATCGAAATGCCGAAAGCGGAAACCCCGCCGAACACGTCAAAGTATGCGCGTTTCGATAAATGGAACAAGCGCGAACTTTGCGACAAAATTTTTGAGTTGGAAAGCGAACGCGACGACCTTTTGAAAGAAATACAGACTTTGAAGAGCGAACAAAACGAAGAATCCCCTTTTTCGGGCGGTTTGTTTGCCAAAAGGAATTTATCGCGCGGGTTGGAAAGTTTAAGCGGAGGTAGTGTATGAAAGGTTTTATCGAAGTAACGGACTACGACGGCGGAATGAAAGTATTACTGCCCGTTTCAAAGATAACGGCGATTGTCTGCGATGACGACGGAAGCGTTTTCGTAGAATTAGGACTGAATAACAAAGGCGATTCGTCGGGCTTGCTTGTAACGGAAAGTTACGACGAAATCAAAGAAAAAATTAAACAAACGGAGTGTAGCGCAAATGGCAACTTTAATACAAGGTAAAGACGGTAAAAAAGTCGTTTTATTGAATCCGTCGGAGCGTGCGAAGAGATTTTCGCGCGAGTTGGCGAACGGAAGAAAAGAGAACGGCGAAAAACTTACAGCGGCGGAAGCGGGTTTCCGTATGGGCGTATTGAACGAACGCAAAACGCAAGCGAAAATCTATTGCCGCGAAAACGGAATCAAAAGTAAAGCGAGGAAGCATAAGAAATGATGAAAAAAAATGTCGGAACGGCGTATAAATCGTCTACCGCAAAAAGAACGAAACCACGTTCTAAAATAAAATATATTGCTTCTGTCGAAACCTCTAACAACAATCGATGTGAACAATGGGCTTTCGGCAGAGATGAACATAGTTTGACGAGTTCGGGAAGATGGACTGACGCTAAATTGTTTTCAACAAAAAAAGAAGCCGAAAAAGTTTCAAAAGAATTAGCAAGCGGTTTTAATAAAAAAGAAAACCCTAAACCTTACGTTAGAAGAGTTTATTTATAAAACTGCTTTTTATGAAAAGATAGATAAAAAATACGCGTAGCCGTATGCGATAAGCGGCAAAGGAAAAACAAAAATGAGTAACAATCAGCAAAAGTACAAGAAAAGCAAGGTGTTGAACGGGATTTTCGGCGGAATTCTCGCTTTGGTAATCGCAGGCGGAGTCGCGGCAGTCGGAGTATTTTCGAACGGGTTCAAGGATTGGAACAAGTTCAAAAAAGACGATACAAAACAGGAACAGCCTATGCCCCCGTCCGAAGATAGCGGCGGCTCGGATATTACGGCAGAAGCAAGCAACGGAATCCGTTTAATGAGTATGAAACTCGCACCCATGCAATATGCGGCATATGGTGTAGCGGCAAATGCAGAATCTGCATACACGGTAACGGCGACGGTATATCCCGAAGACGCGGCAAATAAATTGCTCGATTGGACGGTATCGTTCAAAAACGCTTCTTCTACTTGGGCAAGCGGAAAGAAAGTAACCGATTACGTAACCGTTACTCCCTCTTCTGACGGGGCAATGACCGCAGTCGTTCAGAATATAGCGGCATTCGGCGAACAGGTCGTTGTCAAGGTAACTTCGCGCGATAATACTTCCGCTTATGCTACTTTGAACGTTGAATATTTACAGCGTACTACCGGTTATTCGTTCGCCGTTGACGGAAAAGTTCTTTCCACTACGGGAACGAAGACTTATACGGCAACCCCGACTTTTGCGGCAACGAAGAACGTTACCGCAGGCGTTACGGTAAATAAATCGTCCGTTTACACCCGTGCAAATACGGATAAAGCGGAATATTTCACGATTAAGCCCACCGCGGCATTCAAGACCGCTATCACCAACGCAGGACTTAACGCTTCCGACCTTGCCGAATATTCGGGCGGTAGCACGAAAGCCCTTTCCGATTGGTTCGATAAAACCTGGGGTGAATACCTGTATACGAGCAACGCGCAGAAAAACAAATTGATTTCTGCAATTAAAGGTTTCAGCGGTAACGCATACGAAATTGTAATTTATACCGCGAACGGCGGGGAACAACTTGCAACTTTTGGAATTACACTTGATTCTTCTGTGATTGTAGGACAGAAAGGTGTTGAATCTGTTACTACGAATAAGACGGAACTCGTATTCTGATAAAAAGTGAGAGGTAGTTTTAATGACAAGTAAAAAAGTAAATATTCTTGGTTGTCTGTTATCCTTTATCCTCGGCGTCGGGTTCGGCGTCGGGGGATACGGGATAGCGGATAAAATCCGCAACAAGCAATCCGAACCGAATAATCTGATAGAAGCAACGGATAACGACGGCACAGTGATAAATAACGCGGCAGAAAACGGAGTGCGTTTAATGAGCGAGAAAATTTCCCCCTTTTTGTATGCGGCAAACGGAGTGAGTGAAACAGCGGAAAGCGCATATACGATTACGGCAACCGTTTTACCGGAAGACGCGTCGAATAAAAATCTCACGTGGGAATTTTCGTTTAAGAACGCTTCTTCTTCGTGGGCAAAAGGAAAGAGAGTAACCGATTACGTAACAGTATCTTCAAGCGGTGATACAAACAATGTTGCAGTATTATCTTGTAAAAAAGCGTTCGGAGAACAAATACTTCTGAAAGCGATTTCCGCTGCAGATAATACGAAATCCGCCACTGTTACGGTTGATTATAGGCAAAAAATAACGAATGCAACGTTGCATTTCGGCGATCTTTCGGTGGATAGCGGAAAAACGCTTCACCCCGAATTTGATTTAAGAGTATGGGAAAAAGGTGACGGCGGCGCGGTGTCGCTGACTTATGAAACTTCCGATTACACGATAGCCGATACGTTTACAATCGATTGGTCAAATAAAAAAGGTTCTTCTCTTGACGTCGGCGCAGTAGGCGTTATGAACGGCAAAGTTGTTTCTGAAGAATTTTTAATGGACGTTGAATTAGGCGAAGATATTTATTTCGATTTATCCTTCTTCGATTTTCCGTTGATTACGGAGTTTTATATTAATTCCGTTGCCTATACATCTTTGCAAGCTAAACAAAATAATCCTTTTGCGATTCGTGCAATTTCTTACTTTTTCAAATCTTGTAAAGATTGTGGAAGCACTGATCCGTTAGCAGTTGCTTCGTTAAGCGTACCGATTAAGAGTAATTACAGCACTTATACGGCAACATTTTCGATAGATTTTGTGAATTATGTCAGCGGCGAAACGGCTGTATCAAGCGTAAGCACGAACGAAAGCGGCGTAATTTATTAAGGCGGTGAAAGGAAATGAAAGCATACAGAAACGGCGGTGTAATCAATAAGGTATCGCAGATAATTTCTTATCTTTTAATTGTTATGCTTATTCTCGGAATTGTCGGAGTATGCGCGTATTTTCTCGTCCGTCCGAAAGGAATATATCTCCGTTACGGTGATAAAATCGTAACGGAGAAAACGGGCGGAATAGTAATACCGCAAGCCGAAGAAATAACGCTTACGATAAAGAACGATAACGGGTTCGGTACATATTCCGTAACGGATTGCGTAGTAACGATTGTACCGAACGTAGATAAAGCGCACGACTTCAGTTTTACCGTTGAGGGAAACGAAAAGCCGCTTGCTTATTCGGCGATAAAAGATTTGTCTTCGGCGTTTACAAGCGATTACAACGGAAAAAGTATAAAGATTTCTCCCGACGGAACATTTAAGTTAAAAATTTCGGTGAAGTCGATGTCTGATTTGTTGAAAATCGTTTATCCGGATAAAAACATTACGACAGAAACAGATGAGTTTTTGTCAAAATATCCGTATGTTGCGCTGAAAATCGTATCGCCCGACGGAAGTCAGACGTTGACAATTCCGTTGAAAGTCGGCGTTATGGTAGATGACGTGCAAATTTCCCCCAACGAGGTAATATTCTGATGAAAGCATATATACATAAATTTTTCCGCTTTATCGTAGTTGCGATATTAAGCGTTGTATCGGTGATCGGCGGACAGGCTAACCTGTTCGCTCTTCCCGTATATGCCGAAGAAACGGTAAACGAAAGAGTATATTCCGCCGTTTTAGACGATTTAAAAAAAGACACTTCGTTTAACACGGAAAATTACCCGACCAAAGCGGACGACTATTCATTGCAGATAATCCAACTTGCCGAAAGTTCTGATAAAGAACTCTTTGTGTACGTATATCAACCGAGCGGGCAGACGAAAAACTTTACGGCGTGTTCCGTCAATATATCCACCACGATAAACGACAATATAAGTTTTATAAATTACAAATTACAAAAACTTAATTCAAACGGCGTTTTCTTTAAATATAAAGTGTCCGACTTTACGGTAAAAACCGAGCCTACCCGCTATTATGCGATAAGTTCCATATACCGACCGTTTGACGAAAGCATAGATAAACCCGCAAGCGACGGCAACACCGTAACCGAAGTAAACTACAACGTTTCAAAACAGTATTGTTTCGGCGAAATAAACGGCAAGCCGTATGTAAATTGCGTGGATATAGAAACAATCGTCGTTACGGATAAATTCGTAGGTTTCGTAAGATATAAAGACGGGTTCAAACTTTATGTAGGCGCGTGCGACAGTCATTTCGTAGCGTTCAATACGGACAAGCCGATAGACAAACTTTTAGAAGCAGATGTTTATTATACAATGCAAAAATATAGTTGGTCGGTAGTTCCTTTGCAAGGCGAAAAGGAAACGTTCGGTGAGAAGTCGGAAAATTACGCCTATTTAAAATACACGGATAAGGTCGAACATACGGGTGGCGGTTTATTTGCGGGAACGTATAAATGGGACAGGATAGAAACTACGCAACAGTTTATAGCCGAAAACGACTTAACGCAGAACGTGTATTCGGGCGCGATAATCGACGTGAGCGTTGCAAATAAAATTACCGACGAGGGCAAAGCCGCTTTACAGGGTAAAAAATGGGTTTTGCGTTTTGCAGAAACAAGTTATTCTTTAAGCGGCTACCCGAGTACAGGTTCTACATTTGAAAATACAACGCTTGTGGGCGACGTTACCATACTTCGCTTAAAGTTTGAAACGGACGGTATTACATACAATTTAGGCACGATAGACAATAAACAATCAGGAAGCGACGATCCTGTTAACGACACGGATATTAGTATTAAGCTGCCCGACGGTCTTAAACGTATTTTAATGTTGATTCTCGGCGCGTTGCTTCTAATTGTGTTGCTTGTGATTTTAATGCCGATTTTACCGACGATTATAAGCGCAATAATCAAAATTATATTGCTTCCGTTCAAATTGATTTCGGCGATATTCAAAGCAATCTTTCATAAAAAGGAGTGATACACGGTGCGCAGAAGAATTTTAAGAACACGCGCTGTAAAACGGCGCAGAAAATAAACTTTTTCTCTAAATTGGAAAATTCCGCGTATGCGGTTTTGTTCCCTGCAAGGGTTATAACAACAAAAAAAGACTGTCGGACGAATCGAGTGTAAACTCTACCGTTCGACAGTCAGAATTATAGGTGTAATTATGTTTAATAAAAAGAAAAAATCGGGTAAACCAAAGAATATTCAAGTAGACAAAAATGTTTCTAAGCGCTATCCGAACGGAAGAACTATAAAAACGGCAGATAAGTATTTACCGATTGGCAAACACGGCGAATCGGATAATGCGAAAGGTCAAAGACGTGTCGTTATAGTCGATAGTAATCGATATGACGAACTGGCGGTAGTCAGGCTTACCACGCAAAAGCAACCGAATACGACCATATTAAAAGGGCGTAAACAAGGAAACGGGAAAACAACCTATTTTAAACATTTCGTTGAAATAACGGATAACGAAAACAAGCCGATTAAAATAGACGGTAAAAAATTTATTGAAAATCCGTGGGGGTATGATTTAGATGAGCAACAGATAATTGAAATTCAAAACAAAGTTTATAAACATTCTACCCAAGCCACGGAAAACAAAAAGAAAATCGCCGACTTGAAAGCCAGCGACGGTAAAAATAAAATAGATAAAAAAGGCAAAAAGAAAAGGTAGGATAAACCCCCTACCTCAATGCCGATTACGGCGGGTGCAAAGGGAAATAAATACCTTTGCCGAATTATCCTCTTGCGAGGTCGATTATTATTTTATAGCATTTTATAGAAAAAGTCAAGCAAAAATGCGAGAACAGGTAAAAATAAAATAGAAGAAGATTCAAAATATAGGAAATAAGGAAATGCAAACGTTTAAAAGGCTGTTAAAAGTATTTTGCGGCATAGTAATTGTTTTAATCATCGGTTACTTTATTTACACGGGAACGAGAGTATGAAAGCGGAAAGAAAAATCGATTATCGGCACATTATCTGTATTTTAATCACGCTCGGATTCGTTGTGCTTGGTATCTTCCGCTTTTTCGGCTGTATCGGCAGAATAATTGAAAGCGTAAGAGATTGTGGGCTTTCGGTAGCGTATTATTTTTGCGAAATCTTCGAGATTCCGCATTACATAACGCCGACGGTAAACGAATTGCCGAAAATACCGTTTTTTGATTTCCCGTCGCAAACGCCCGACGTTCCCACTGTTCCCACCGTTCCGTCCGTTCCGCTTCCCGATAATTGGGAAAAATTTAAAATTAACTGGTCGGCGTATTGGCGGCTTTGGGCAACGAAAGAGAATTTCTTCGGGTATCTTTCCGCTGTGGGAAACGTGCTGTATGTTTTAAGCAAAGCAATCGTTATCATTGTTCCGTTTGTGCTTGTCGCGTGGCTGTTGCTTCGCCGTATGCTGAAAACGCAAAACAACGACTATGACAAGGACAGCAAGCCGCTTACGATATTCAAGCGCATTACGGCGCATACATATATTTCGCTAAAAACTTGGCTTATCGGCTTTTTTGCGTTTGTAAAGGAACACAAGAATTACTATGTAACGTGGCTTTGCCTGTGGGCGTTGTATTTTAACGCGTTTGCGATTCTTATCGAATTTATCGCGTATTACCTGTATTTTGTGGTATCGTTCGATTTCCTTAATCTTTACAGGCAAGTATATAAACTGTTTATCGACTTATCGGCGGCGTTTACGTTTATTCCTTTGTGGGCGTGGGTTGTGGTCGGTCTTATCGTGTTGGACAAGTTTCGGAAGAATATCGCTTACGGAGTGCTGAACCACTTCGAGCGAAGAAACCGCGGGTTTATCAATGCCCGCCCTATCGTGTATATGGTATGCGGAACAATGGGCAAAAAGAAAACGACGGCTATTACGGATATGGCGCTTTCGCAGGAAGCAATGCTACGGGATAAAGCGTTTGAAAAGATTTTGGAAAACGATTTGAAATTTCCGAATTTCCCTTGGATAAACCTTGAAAACGAATTAAAGCGAGCAATGGAATATCACGAAGTTTACAATCTTGCGACGGCGCGGAAATTTATTGCAAAGAAACGGGAACGCTTCTTCAAGTCTGCGACGGAAGAAAAGATTTTCGGCTATGATTATTCCCGTTACGATACGTTTTACAACGATAATCTGAAAGTAACGGATATATGGGAAACGATAGAAACGTATTCGCTGTTATACTTCATTTACGTGATACAATCGTCGCTACTTATCAGCAATTACAGCATACGCGTAGACGGCGTGCTTTCAGACTTGGGCAATTTTCCGCTCTGGAACGCGGATTTTTTCAAATCAGACAGCCGACTTATAGACAGTTACAGCCGCCACGCACACATTATCGACTTCGATTCTTTGCGTTTGGGGCGCAAAGTGGTAGAAAAGAACCGCAAAGCAAATTCTTTCGATTTCGGCGTGGTGATAATTACCGAAGTCGGCAAAGAACGCGGAAACAGCATAGAACTATCCGAAAAGAAGAAAAAAGACGAAGCGACGAATCAGAAGAATGACCTTTTCAACAGTTGGCTGAAAATGGTACGCCATTCCGCTACGGTGGATAACTTTCCGTTCGTGCGGGTGATAACGGACGAACAACGCCCCGAAAGTTGGGGAGCGGACGCGCGGGATTTGTGCGAAATCGTGCATATCAGAGAAAGCGGCGAAACACGGCTTGCAATGCCTTTTTTCTCGCTTGCCGAACTGCTTTACGGGTGGCTTTATAATAAGTTTTCGGGGCTGTATTACGAATATCGTTTTAACCGCGGCGATAATACGCTTGCTATGTATCTTCTGAAAGGACTGACGGCGAAAATGCGCGATTATTACACGGGAATTTATAATCGTTTCGGTTATTGCGTTCTTTCGGTTCAGGTGGAAAGCGGCACGCAGGACGGAACGATACAAGACGGCAAATATTATTTAATGTCGAAAAAGATTTACAGCAAGCGATTTTCAACGGACTGTTTTTCGGACTTCTTTACGGTAAAAGCGTTGCGTTCGCCCGTCGGTATCAACGATTTGAACGAATACGCCACGGAAAAAGCCACGTTCGGGGAACTTGCAATGCAGAACTCTTACTTTGTAAACGACCTGTTAAACGGGTTGAAAAACGATGAAAAAAAGGAAGATAAAAATGCGGACATTTGAAGAAAAAGTAAATTATAACAAGAAACGTTATAAGACGGACAATTTTTCGGCGGGGTATGTAATCGGCGTGCAAATGTATCACGATTACCCGAAGTATGACGAAAAAGGCAAAGCGGAAGCGCGGAAAACAATCGGCGATTTCAACGACCTTGCGAAAGGCAAAAACGGCGACAGGCTGGCGAAAGGCATAATGTGCGGCATACGCGACAGTGCGAACGAGAGAAAACACAAGAAATAACTTCCCTTTATCAGCCCTACTCCGCGTAGCGGTTATGCTCCCCGCAGGGGTTATAAAAAAACATCGAGGTGCAGACAAATGCAGAACGTTTATCAGATAGATTTATTCAACAGAACAAAGAATCCGTTTACGAGCGAATATAAGATATACCACGACGGCAGTCATTATATCGCCCGCGAATCGGTAAAAGGACTTAAAAGAAGAGCAAGAAAACGCGAACGTTCGGAACTTGTAACATTGTTCGATTTTCTCTTTGACGAAGCGATAAAAAGCGATATTGCAACCGACGAAGAAAAGAAGCAGTATATCGAAGATAAATTTATCAACGATTACTGTATCGAACTGCCCGATATCAAAGACTTCATCGAAGAGAATTTCGCTCGTAAAATGCGCAATATCTGGCAACGCGAAAAACGATTCCGTCGCAAAGCGTATCTTAACCGTTGGAATTTTTTCGTAACGTTTACGTATGACGGAAAGAAGCACACGGAAGAAACGTTTATCAAACGATTGAGAAAATGCCTTGCGAATCTGCACACGCGCCGCGGGTGGCGTTATATCGGCGTAACCGAACGCGGCGAAGAAAACGGAAGATTTCACTATCATTTTTTAATGTATATTCCCGACGGGCAAATGGTCGGGAAATTGTATAAAAAGCGCGATTACAGCAAGAAGCGCGGAACGGTACAAGAAACTATATGCAACGAATTTTTTGAAAGGAAATTCGGAAGAAACGACTTCGAGGAACTAATAATGAACGTAAACGGCGGCAATGCAGTAGAATATTGCTTAAAATATATGCGCAAAACGAATTCGCGCGGAATTTACAGTCGCGGAACGCCTGCGGAACTTACCAAAGAATTGGATAAGACGTATGCGTTTGCGGCGGAAATCGTAAACGATAAGATACGGGATTTCGATAACTATGCCCAAAGATGGGTATTGTTCGACGGCGTAATCGATTACGACAGAGATATAAAACCTCTGACGTTGCCGAAATTACGGCTCGTGTCATAAATATAATACGCGGAAAAGATGAATAAATCTACGTTTTGCGCCGAGGAAAGCATACGGCGCTATTTTGCGTTGCCGAAAACGAAATAATTACGATAAAATCACCGTAAAAACCCGTTTTTCGTTTAAAAAAATAAATAAAAGGCGCGGTTTCCAAAGCGATTTAGCGGGAAACGCGCCTTTTATTTTGCCGAAAGTCGGTCAGTTTTGGCAGGTAAATTGCGCGCCCCTCGTCCGCGGCGCGTCAGCGCCGCGCTCGTATAGACGAGGGGGCGCGCAATACTCTTTTGTTGTTCTTCTATGGCAAAAATGTTAGATAAAAACAGTGAAAAATAATATAATTGAAAGAACCCGAAAAGGTGTTGCGACGTCGCAATTACGGCGTTTTTCTCTTATAAGAATCGTTCCCGACAGGGTTTTGCACCCTGCAAGGGTTATTTATGAAAGGACAGAACTATATGAAAACAGAATTGAATTTAAGACGGTGGAACAACCCGTATTCTCCGAAAGAAAAATTGAAAGCATTGAATCTTTTGAAGCGTTCCGACGTGGAATTCGTCGCGCACCGTTACCATTGCACCGTTCAGACGATTTACAGGTGGCGAAGAATTTACAACGGGACGATAGAAAGTCTTGAAAATAAGTCGCACCGTCCGCTTACCGAGCACCCGAAAGCACAGACCGACGAAGAGAAAAAGCATATAGCGGACTTAATCAAACGTAACCCGAATATAGGGTTAAACGAATTATATGGTAAACTTCGTCTGAATTACGCATACAGCCGTAATCCGGTTACGCTTTACAGGTATCTGAAACGAAACGGCTTTTACGATACGAAAAAAACTTATACGCCGTATAAACCGAAACCGTACGATACGCCCGAACAAATCGGAGTGAAAATGCAAATGGACGTTAAGTATGTGCCGAAAGAATGTATCGCCGATTCGATTATCGATGACGAACGATTCTATCAGTACGGGATAATCGACGAAGCCACGCGCGAAAGGTTTATTTATCCTTACCGTGAGCAGAACGCCGACAGCACGGTTGACTTCGTTAAACGGGCGATCGCGTTCTTCGGCTATACCCCGCAAATCATTCAGACGGACAACGGCTCGGAATTTACCTTTACGCAGAAAGTGAAAAACGACAGGAAACATTCTTTCGATATATTCTGCGAACAGCACGGAATCGAACATAAACTTATAAAGCCGAGAACTCCGCGACATAACGGTAAAATAGAACGCTCGCACAGGTGCGATAACGAACGGTTTTATAAATATCTGCGATTTCACAGTTTCGACGATTTGAAAACGCAAATGAAAGCGTATCTGAAACGGTCGAATAATATTCCGATAAGCACGTTATGCAGTAGGGATAAAACGAAAAAGTGGCTTACCCCGAACGAAAAGCGAAAAGAACTGCTTCTGCTTGATTGGGGTGTGATAGAATAATCGTTTTAAATTACATAATTTAAGCCGACCTTTACAGTCGGCTATTTTGGCGTTCACGAATGTAAATTTTTGCGTGTGTTCTACCTATTCAGCACCTTAAAACAAGGCTCTGAACGGTTGACACGCCGTTTTTTTTGCTTTTTCTGAAAAAATTTTTAAAAAACCACTAAAATATCATTGACAATTTTTCATTGTAAAGAAATCCGGCTTTTGCAAAGAAATCAGACAATCAGGAGTTTTTTCGCGGTTTTTTCATTGTAAGACCGATTCTGTTTTTCTTAACGTCAACCGAAAGAACCCTTACTTTAACGACCTGCCCGACTTTGAGAACGTCGGACGGGTGTTTGACGTAATTGTCGGATATTTCCGAAATATGAACAAGTCCGTCCTGATGGACGCCGATGTCGATAAACGCGCCGAAGTCGATAACGTTTCTCACCGTTCCGGTAAGTTCCATACCGACAACGAGGTCGTTTATATCCATAACGTCGGAACGAAGTTCCTGTTTGGGAAGCGAATCTCTCACGTCTCTGCCCGGTTTAAGAAGTTCGACGACGATATCGTTCATCGTGGGAACGCCCATTCCGCATTCTTCGGCGGCTTTCGCTTCGCCGTATTTCTTTATCTGTCCTGGAAGGTCCGAAAGTTTTCTTTCCTCAACGTCTTTATCGGTGTAACCGAACAACGCCAGAAGTTTTTCGGTAGCCTCGTAAGATTCGGGGTGAACGGCAGTGTTGTCGAGAATATTCTTTCCGTCTCTTATTCTCAGAAAGCCCGCGCACTGCTCATACGCCTTGGCGCCGAGTTTTGCAACTTTGAGAAGTTGCTTTCTCGTCGTGAATTTTCCATTTT